CCTCCCTCCACTTCCTGGAATTTGTCGCGCAGGAAATGGCGATCTCTCATACCCAAAGACTTTACCATCTTCAGCGTTGGTTTTTCATCTCTAAGTAACTCCAACCTCATCAAAATGGATTGAGACAGCGCATCGGACTTGTGTTTCTGACGACGACGGAGTTTTGACATATTCGCCTCGTCCACGCCAGTCGACACTCGGAAACGCGCCGACGTGCCCGAAGGGAGAGTGACATCGTATACTCGCTTCATGGGATCAGGCATCGGTTTCGCTTGAAGCTCTTCGTCCAAATCCACCATGAACAGCGTGGTAACCCCGCAAGACGGGCACTTCTCTCGTACCGGTAGTTCGTCTCCCAACGTCACCCGGCGAATCGAAAAAACAAGGAAAACTCGATCCCCTACGGTGAGATCCTGTAAAATGCCAGAAATTATCCCCGAGTTGTCCTCTGTCCCAATCCTGGTAACGCACCCGCTCAACAAGGATGATATCTTCTGCGCCGATGGTATGTTCTCAGAAGCGAGCATATCCTCTTCGTAGCCTGTTATTTCTCGAAGCTGCACCTCCGTGACCAGCTCCATGGTGGCGGGATCGATGTAGCCGCAGGGCAACTCGAATGTGCCGACCACTGACTTCGGCGTCTCCATCTGATTGACAACGTGTGTGCGCTCAATCGCGCCTCCAACGGGCTCCGTCGTTTCGTTCTCACTCATGTCCTCGTCCTCCTACTATTCTCTTGGCCTCTGCCTCGTACATCCGAATCAGCCCTTTGAGAGTCCCTGTAACGGTGACGCCATCACGATCTGTGATAGCCTTGAAGCAATCATACATCTCGCGATCCACCCACACGTTCACCTTCACGTCAGATCCTCCGTCCTGGTACATGCCGAGATCGTCGAATTGATTCGAGTCCGTAACGAACTTCGTCATGAGAAAACGAATCAGTGCCGACACACTCCGAAAACCATAGTCGGAGGCTAAACCATTTTTGAGCTTTCGGTGCAGCTCCTGACTCACAAAGAAGTTGATCGGGCGAGTTCGATCCCCGGAAGCTGCTGGCACCTTCCCTCGGATGTCCCGTGCCAGCTCGCACGCTCGACATAGCAGTGTGCCGTTGCTGACTACTTCACGCCCTCCCGAATCTTTGGGTACGATCATCTGCACCTTCAAGCGATCAGTCGATCCGCAATTCGAGCACTTCCCCCCGCAAGCCTCTCGGACTCTCGAAGTCCACGAGGCTTGCCTGTCCTCTGATGTCACCTTCAGAATTTCGTCCATAATCCACTCCTTTTACTGCATATCTGATGTAAAGCCAACCGCTCCTTTCCCTCGGAACGTCGACTGATCGTCCTCATTTCTTTTTCTTCTTGTCGGGTTTCTTTACTGGCTTGTAGGGAGGAATTGGCGGGCGCAGAGGCTCCCCCAACGGTGTCTCGTACCCCCCAACACCTGCTGAGGTAGTTTGCTCATGCTGCTCACGATTGCGACGAAGTACCTTCTCAGTATCCAGTGTCTCCCATTCTTCGCTCATGATTTACCTCGTCGATGGTGTACGGGCAGCGTCTCTTATGGCAGAACCTAGAGCTACCGGAGCCGCGTCGCTGCCTAGAGCCAACTCATCCCAGGACTCTACAGCAATCTCTAGCTCCTGGATGGAAATCGCGCCGTCGGTCGCGTCGAAGTCTCCCGCTGGCTTGTATCGGGCTGGAATACAGCCATAAAGAACCCACGCTTTGGCCGGCATACGAGGCGTAAATTCAAAAGGCCCGAGCTGTACCCCTAATCCTGACGCCGCAGCGGCCCCCTGAATGGCTGCAGCGTGCTCCGCGTACCCTCGAGACCCTAGGCTGGCTGCGCCGCCTGTGAGGGCCGTAGAGGTGCCTTGGAGCGCGAGTATGCCAGAGGCAGCCGCCCCTTGAGAGTATCCAGGAGGTAGCGGGCTGCGAGATAAAAAGTGTATGAGAAGCAAATCGCGCCTAGGAGTCGCCCCTCCAAGGGCCCCAGAGTTCCGTCCCCCATGTCCGCCGGTAGTACCTGCAAGAGCAGCAAGCGCCCATCGATAGAAGTCGTTATCATACCACTTCGACGCCCGCATCAGCGTCATGTTACCGGCATCTCCGCCCTTCACGATCTTCCGTTTGAAGAACCAGTTGGCTTCTGTAATCTCTGTGATCTCGATATTTATCTCTGGAGCTGTGATCGCGGAAAAACCAAGAAGGGGTGTAAAAAGCGGCTGAGCCAAAGGCTCTATCGGCGCAATGTCCATAAGACAGAACGGATAATTCTGGAGATAATCTGTTAGTGCGCTTCGCATACGTCAACTCTTAGGTAACGCCTCTCACGGAAAAGGCCACGCACCCGAAGGCGTCGTGGCCTCTTTCCCTTACTAGGCGCGGATGATCAGGTTGTAGTACTCGTATGACAAATCCAACTCCATGATGGAGATTTCGGATGCTGTCGCGTCAAGATCGCCTGCCACCTTGTGCCGTATCGGGAAAGCGTTGAATACCTCGTAGGTCCTCGCCGCTTCCTCGGTTGTCGGAATACCCGTCAGATTCTTGTTGACGTCTCCACTACCAGGAAGTGCCTCTTCTCGGTGATAGTGCTTGATGCGAAGATCTTCCCGATAATTCCCGGCCCCCTCGCCAACGAAATGTCGGCAAATGTAGTGTTCCCCGGTTGCTTTCTGGTGTAGATGTACGTCCCCTCCTTGTACTCCACTGGTTCTACCGTTGGCTCCGGTACCGAGCACCGTGCGAATCCGGCCTCCGGAGGTCCAAGCCTGTCCGTTGACGGTGCTGATCCATCGATGACTTCCACGTGAAAACGCATCGAGTGGAGAAAGTCTTCTGCTACTGGCCGTGCCATTTACAGCCTCCTGTTACCTCAATAGTACAACAACACCATCAAAAAGATCGAATGAGCTTTCAGTGATCAGGTGATAACGCCCGCGGCATCGCGCCACGCCGCGCCATCCGACCAATTTAAAGCATTGTCATCGGTGTTCCAGATCGCCGCGAATATCGGCCACGCTGTCGCCGCCGGTCGCGTGAGGTCCGCGAAGGCCGGGTGAGGCTCTGTACCGACCTGAGCATTGTCCCCGTCTTCTTCCGCGAAGGAAAGAACGATCGTGCCAGCCTGGATGAGCTTCTTCAGCTCTTGCTCTTGGTCCAGCTCGGACCTTGACTTGGAGACGGTGACTGCGCCACCAGGAACCAAGTTTTTGTAAAGCAGGCTGACGAATACATCAACTGCGGATGCGTTCGTGAATGTTACCAACATTTAGTGCCTCCTACTTGCTCGTCAATCTCACAGATCGTGTCGACTCCGCCCAGCTAACCCTATGAATCTAAAGTCTTTTGCTGGAATCTGAAGCGCACAAATTCTGCAGGCTTGTTCGGCGCAATACCTACGTCGATGATGACCTGCCCCGCGTCGATGGACGACTGATCGTTATTCGATTCGTCCACTGTCACAAAAAATGCTTGCGACGGGGTTGTCCCTGCGAAGAGCCCGTCGTTGAAGAGATTGGTCAAGAAGCCCTGAATCTGGGCTTTGATCCTCGCCCACAGCCCCGGACCATTGTTCTCGAACACGATCCAATGCGTGGCATTGTATACCGACTTCTCGACAAACATGAAGAGACGTCGAGCATTGATGTACCGCCACTCGCTTTGCAGTGACGTGGTTCGTGCACCCCACACCGCTAGACCGGTCTGAGGTCCAGACACGAGCGGATTGATGCGCGCTGGATAAACCACATCACGCTCGCCCTGGCTGATGGAGTCGATCTCCAACCCAACGAGGAATCGAAGGGCTCCATCCACAGTGCCAGCAGGCACCTTGCCCACATTCCGGGTCGAATCCGTGCGTGCATAGATACCTGCAATGTGCCCGAGAGGTGGGAACACTACGGGACGATTGTCCGCGAGAGGATCGGCGACCTTTACCCAAGGCCAGTACATCGCTGCAAACTTTGAGTTCTGCACGACATCGAGCCTTAGGAAGTCCACCGCCTCTTGCGCTGAAGACCCCTGGGGAACCACGAGAAGAGCGAAGCGATCTCCGCCGGAAGGCAGTACCTCTCGGCTATCCACGTAATCCAGCAGGTCCTTGGTGATTTGGATGTCTCCGGCGAAGTCGGGAATGACCACCTGCATCAGCTCTTCGATCTTGTTCAGCGCATAGAGTCCCTGGAAGTTCGGCTCCAAGATGATCGATGTGAACTGGTCTCGTCCATAGTTAGCAGCATCGAACGTACCATCCGTTCCGCCTGCGAACCCGTCGAGATGGTTATCCTCCTCCGACGTGGAGCGGTACACCGCCGCCACGAGCTGGTCTTGCTCGATCACATTCGAGAGCAATACATCCACTGCCCCCGTTGTGTAGTCGATGGTGTTGTTACCGGCGACATCAACGTCCCCGATAAGATTACCAGCCCCGTCATCGGTGATGCTCCGAGCGGTTCCAGTGTCGTCCGTCCAATCCAATTGGAATGAACGTGGAGAAATCGGGAGATCGAGAAGAGTGGTAGCAATGGCTCGGTTACCCACCACCTCGTCTCCACCGGCTACGACGAGACTTCTCGCCTCTCCATTGAGGCTTTGCGGGCCCTCTGGGGTCAGCGCGGGTTCGGTAACATCCACGAGGTCGGAGAGATCGTTGAGCACGTCGGGGAAGTACTGTGCTGACGTGACATCAGTGAAGGTGATCTCCTCGTAAGTCTCCAAGATGGCGTATAGCCCGGTCGAAGGATTGAGCAAACGAACGTTGATGTTGAAACGAGTGTAGGTATCGGTGATGACATCGTAGTAGTCATCGTTTCCAATAACCTCCACCTTCATGTCGTTGGACCACGTACCGACCGAGACCGGACCAAGATCCCACGCTTCAATGCCGTAGGCTACCAGTACCGGGCAATCTGTGCCTGGCTCGTACCCCGCGTTCACTGTGAAGGTGTAAGCTCCCGAGGTGTAGGTGATCGTGCCAGCAGCCGCAAGAACAGCGCCCGTATCCGGAAGGGCTCCGCTGCCGTCGTCAACTACCGAATACACATCTGTACCTGGCGTTTAATCGAGGGTGATCGGCGTGCCATCATCACCAAGGATAGGCCGATCTGCTCCGATGAACGTTATGGTGATGAAGCCCGTCACGAGATCGATCTCGGCAGTCGAGACCGCTGCTCCGCCTGTACCGGCCGCTCGGAGCGTCGTGCCCACCTGAGTCAGATTGATGGTCTGGGCACCGCTGGCCTGGTCGAGCCAGTTCAGTGTGATCGTTCCACCGGGTATGATGCTCGGAAGCCCAGAATCGACCCCATCGCTGGGCATGGACGTGACCGCACGTCCCTCGTAGTGGGAGGACGGTACCGCGTCGTCGGGGTGTCCGACCGTATCCTGCACGAGCGGAGATGTCCCGTCGCGCTGGAATAAAGGCTCGGTCACGACGGGCGCGTCATCCGCACGCCACCGGAAGGTGACACCGGCTGTTGCTGGAATACCAACGACAGGGAAATCAGCTAACACCGCACCGACGGGATCGGTATCGGTAACGATAACCTTGATACCGTCGCCTACGAAACACGAGAAATCTCTTCGAGCGCTCGTGATGTCCCCATCAGCCTCAACAGCGTCTCCTGGCATGACTCGCACAACGTAGGCCCTTCGACCACCGTTAGAGAAATACGCGGCCATAGAAAGACCGGTACGCGAGTCTGCAATCAGATCACCAAAGATACGGGTGAACTGTGAAAAGGACGTAACCAGAGTAGCCTCGTCTGTGGGCCCTCTCTGTGTCGCGCCGATAATTCCCATGTTTGAGGTAGAGACCGGCTGCACGACCTGAACGGCGCTCGGCACCTCTTCGATAAAAACGCCGGGTGATAGAATTTCAGCCATGGCTTAGTCCCTCCTATGTTGGCGCTGTCGCCATGAAGTTTTCAAGATCGCGATCATCAGCTTGTCTCCTCGATCGCCTGCAGGATCTCCACCTTAGTCCAACTGGACGAAACGTCCAAGTCCAATGACTCGGCATGCTCGATCAGATGACTTTTTGTCCATTGCATGGAAGGAAGTTCCAAGGCGTCTTCCACGGGAGATACCTCTTGGATTTGAGGGAGTGTGGGTTCTTTCAACTTTATCAGCAGTCCTCGACGCACCATCGCATGCAGGCTAGCCGAGCCATCTTGTTCAGGAGACACGACCATTACCTTCTTCGGTCCAACGATCGAGGACTCTCCATTTTTCAAAGAAACCGTCACAGGGCCACGAGTTTTATTGAAATAGCTAGCCATCATCCACCTTCCGTTACTACAGCACTTCCGATCGAAGCGTCAATGCTGTTGCTGCACGCTGGACTACAGGGTCCGACAGATCGAGTTCCGCTTCCACTCTCAGTGTTATGGCGAATCCTAACACACGCTCGGTGACTTCGGGAACCTCGTCAAGATGAGAAACTGCTTCCATGAAGGCAGAGTACTTTCTTCCATCTCCAAGACTATCCTGTACCACGATCTGGCAATAGGGCGCAAACTTCCTAAGAGCGTAGTCCAAAATTCGATTTACCTGGTTCCGTGGTGAGCCCGCCGCATCTGTAAACCCCGTAGGAACGCCCTTACGAGGAAGTGGTCCCTTTCCTCGGTCACGGGCATAGATCATAACGGAGTAGGTGATATCAAAAGGAACTCCTGTATCCTTCGACTCATAACGATCATATCCCGTCACTGTCCGTGCAGCGCGAGTACCTGAATCAAAGGTAACGGAGACAGGCGACGCTGTTTGAGCTGGTGCCCTCCACGATTTTTGACCAGGATGCCATCGATTCATAGCAGGCGAAATATCATCGCGACGTACCACGATCACGGGCTGGCGATAGCGAGCATAGACATCTTCAGGGTGTGAAAATGTGATCGGCACTCCAGGAAGTCCCGGAGCGGGTTCTACGGGAAGAAGAGCACTCCCGATGTAGTAGTTACTGTGCAAGCCCCTCCCCGTATCTACGTCGTGTACTTCGGCTCCCAGAGTTTCCACTACCCCCGCATCGAAATTTCTCAGGCCTACGATACCAGAAGGCGAGGTGCCTGCTTCTCGAGAGGCTTCATCGCCTATAGCTATTTGAGGATCATGAGTCACTCTGATACCGCCTCAACAACAAAGTCTGCAAACCCAAAATCATCCGCCGCTACAAGCCACCTGCCCATGGCTTGGTACTCTACATTTCCTTCTGGAAACAGAGGCAGCGTCCCCTCCGCTCCAAGGTGCTCTACAGTGTGGAATATTGCGTCTATAGCAACTTCACTGGGGACGCCGAGCCGCTCAAGCCGAGCCGCTACAAGATCTAGATAACCGTCAAACGCCTCCTGGACCAGGGCTGCTTTCCTACGTTCCTCCTTGGCGCATCGCCTCGCTACCTTATTCACCTCGACACTCGTATCCCTAGACGTTTTTGGAATGGAACGTACCGCTTTGCTACAGCTGTGGAAACATACCCGCTGGTGTGTTTGGGCCACATCTCCCAGGCGTGAAATTTTGGATCCATCATAGCCCTGACAAACTCTGGTTTCTTGGAGATCATACCAGGTGCGCCTCGTAGGACCAACTTCAAGATCGCCTTTCTCCAGTGAGGTTTAGAGGGAGAGCCTCCAATACCGAACTCCAGTCGCAATGACTCGAAAGCGGTGTCCGGTACTGTTATCATTCCCCGTGGACGAGGTTCAAAGTTGGTACCCATCTCTCGAATACCCTCTTTTTTCATCCGTCGCCGCCACACCGGACGATCTCTTTTTCGGAGCTTTCTAATGCGCGTGATCTCCCTAGGACTCACTCTGCGAGAGATCGATTCCGCTGTTTTAGAGTCGGGAGTGTAGGGGATCGTATCGAGAGTCCATGGACTGAATTCCTGCAAAATCAGCGTAGCTTCGGGAACTCTCTCCATCAGATTCGTTTTCGCTGAGATGTATATAGCTGAGGTGTCCGCATTATCTTCTGTCACCTTCCTGCCTCGTGATACAGAACGAATGACATAAGCATCTTCCGAGTCTGGTAGACCTCTCACGCTCTCCAACACCATAGACTGTCTGAGTGTTTTTCTGTCTGCTGGCATGAAGCTTAAAACGTCGTTATACAGATCACGGGCGGCGTAGTAGAGAAATTGTCTGCGAACGGCTCTGGCTCGTCTCTCCCATTCCTGCACCAAGGCACACGCCTTATCGAACTCTTTCGTATCAACTACGATCTTCACCGACGCGCCTTATCCTCCTCGGCGAATTCAGCCTCGGTCTCCGCGATGAGCCTGCCCAGAGTTTTCACCGGAGGTCCAAAAAATCGCTGCTGGGACATGCGACCAGTCTTCTGATCGATAATGTCCGCTACACTCTCCCCGTTCAACTTCAACCCCACGGGTTCGATGTTCCCGAGCATATCAATGTGAGTAGCGCACATGCCTATTATTCGAGGTTCCTCACGAACCTTCACGCCCTTAGTAGCTGTGGCTCCGCACACAAAACACCATTGGGTGAAATCCGTTATGGACCCACGGTACTCCGGAAATGTCAGGCCCGCGAAAGGCGAACCGCACGGGCGCACTATCGCGCACTGGGGTTCTGGTAGCCCTCTTTCTCGACCCTCCCAGTACAACTCACACGTTGCGCACACGGGAGATACCCCACTTTGAACTGCGCGTCCTATACCTTCCAAATTCATCTTGTCCTCATCCGCTGAGTCGGCGCTCTGGAGTAAACTCTGTCCTACGAAGAACATTGATTGTGAGCCCGACAAAGTGCGCGTCATCCTGCACGTGACCGTCATCGTCCACGTTGATCACGTCAAAGTAATATCCGCCATGTACACCCTCCTCCGCATTCACCCCGTGCTCTGCGAAGAACTTGTCGTCCCAGTACTTGATCACATCCCCTTCGAGGGGTGCGGGAGTACCTGTGTCCTCTAACTCCTTTCGAGCAACCCAAATAGTGCCTTCCCAACGAACCACCATGCCCTCTTCGCGCATCTGCGGGGAGCCAGCTATGTAGGCAGCAAATCCCTTGAATTTGAAAGGACCTTGCCACTCCCGATCTATCGACTCGTCATAAAGCGGGTCGCGGATGGATTGGGCCAAGTCCTGATGCCATAGCAGCATATCCGTTCCGATGGCTTGCAAGTGCTCCTGGGCGAAGTGATCGTACATCGCAGCATCGCGCCCATCCAGTGCGAAAGGACCGCACTTCTGAGGTCCGCTAGTTTTCAGCTTAGCGAATTCGCAACTGAAACATTTCTTCGTGATCGCCATAGTCTACGTCATCCAGCCAGCAGTCCCATCGGATAACCAGCTCCCATGATCTCTTCTTCCAGCTTTTCGATCTCGGTGTTGGCGTCGTCTAGAAGTCGATCCCAGTTCAGCATCGTTGAACCTTGCGCGCTTGGATAGTCCCCGTACTTCCCTCGCACCCATGCGAGGTCCTGACGTGCCTTTGCGAGGGCATAGCGCTTGATCAACTCATGATCACGCTCTTCCACGTCCTCTATCTGTGTGAAGTTGATCTTGGCCCATATTATCAAACGCCGCGATTCTGATGGGGTTGGAGAGATGAAGAGTTTGTCATTTAATTCCGTCCAGTCGAACTCTGCACTCAAAATACGTTTCGCCATCTCAATGTACTGAAGCGCCTGTACATAGCTGGAATAGAGCCCTCCTGATCCGCCAGAGGCGAACACATCGTAGGGGATCTTCTCTTCAAGAAGTGTGAACGGGGAGAAAATTAGAGACAGGTCCATCCGATGGGTCTCATAGGCAACGTCAATGACCCTATCCACCTCGGAGTCTAGTTGATACTCTACGACTCCAGAGGCGGTCTGGATCGGGAACAACTTCATCACTCCCTTTTTCGCAGCAAACCACCGAACTGATTGCTCTACGGCGTCGATCACGTGCTGCTGGCACAATTCTATGTCCCAGAATGGTGCCCCTAGCCGACGGAGTATCCACTCCCCCAGCTCCTCTCGATTCATCAACTTATTTCCGGGGGGACGGGCCATGTGCCACCTCACTAACTAGGATAGCAGGACTTGTCCTCCTCCTACAGTATCAAGGAGAAGTTTTCGTCCTTCTTGATCGACGATCTCGTTGAAATAACACTTTGGACACTTGATCCGCTTGTCTCCGTTGGGCTGACTCTCGACAATTACCTCAGGGTGACCGCAATCCGGACAACGCATGTCAGCCCTCCTCTTCCTCGATGGCTTCCAGAATTTCAGCCTTGTTCATGCCCTCCACCTCGAGCCCCAGTCCCTTCGCGTATTCAACGAGTTCGGCCTTCTTCCAACTCATGTTAGGAGGCTCACCTTCGTCCTCTTCCGGGCTATTGAACGAGGCTGCGTCAGGCAACACAACAACCTCTTTGAGATGTCCTGTTGGCTTGGAAACTGAGGCTGCCTTCTTTCCCACCGGCTTAGCCGGAGCATCAAAGACCTCGTCAAGGATCGCCGGACAGAATCGAGCGTACTCGTCACCCTCCACGGCCGTATCGTTGCCCAGTCCGGGGAGGCCGGGCAACAACACCACACCAACACCGGCCTTTTTTCTGAATCTACGTGCCATCATGACTCCTTCTTTGGGAAACTTGGCGTGGGCGGCGCGATCGTCCCGACCGTGCCGACCGTTATTTCTTCTGACCCTGCATCGGGAGGACGCGCCTCCACTTGCCCGACGAAGGGAACATTCTCTTCGGAGTCCGTCGTTCCACTCTCCTCTGGAATATCATCGCCCCGTATCTTCCGCAAAACCGCCTCACGGGCATTCTGATACGCCAGCTCGTCCTTACGCAAATCTACCGTTGGCCCAGAAGCAGATTCTTCGATCTCCGGTTCCTTAACTTCAGCCTCGTTCTCGTCCTCGTCTTCTTCTGATTGCTCCTCTTGAAGACGATCTAAAACCTCTCGCACTTTCCCTAGCTCTGCAATCGCTGCGTCCAGACATCGAACTGCCTCGTTTAGCGCCCCGACACGCAGGGGAGTTGGATTCTGTATAACGGGCGCCCTCGGAACTAAGCGTGGAATTTCAAAAGTTTGACCTAGACCTCCCACAGCTCCGACACTTTTCAACTCGGCTAGCACCTCGTTCGCATCACTCATGCCCGTCCTCCACAATATCACACACAGCGACCGACGGTCGCCACTGAAGCTCTGCAAGAGCATACACTGTTTAAAGGATATGAGGAAGATTTACGAGAGATGGTTGAGGATTACAGGTTATTGACGGTCAATTGCCCGTAAAAATCAGGTCGGAGCAATTTTTTCGCGTATCGGGTTCGGAGACCCTTGCGGAAGCTGAAGTCGCTCGGATCGAGGAACGTCGGCGTGACCTGGAGAGGCACGTAAGGTGCCCACACGAAGCCAGACTCCAAGAAGGAGCCGCCCTTCAGACCAACCATCATCTTGTTCGTCGTGAAGAAGGGGTCCTCGTAGACAACCCACTTGTTCATGAGCGTGCCGGTCTTGTAAATCGAGAACTGACCGTGGCTCGTCGTCGGACGGGGTGTGTCCATCGGCGAGTTCGGGTTCATGTCGCCCGACCAGATCGGCTTGAAGTCACCATGCGTGGTGAGCTGGGTCAGGAGCGCCGAAATCTCGGGGCTCGTGATGATCCAGTTCGCGGGCGCACGGAGGGTCTTCTTGTGGATGAGATTCGAGACCGTGCTGATCTGCGTGAGGAGCGCGCGGATGTGGTCGATCTCGGAGATACCCCCGGGAGGAATACGATCGAAGGTCGCTGTCGTGCCCGTGGAGGCCAAGAATAGGTCCTGAATGATCTCCCTGTCGATTTCCAGCGCGATCTCCTGCGCTATGATCGACACGATCTCGGTCTCGGCATCCAGTCCGTGGAAAGCCCGAAGGTCTTCCGCGGCCTCGGAGGACCACAGAGCCTTGAGTCGGCGGGGCATTGCCTCAACGGGAGCCTTCTTGACGTCGAGTTTCACCTCGGGGACCTTGGTGTTCAGCTCACCATCGAAGAAGAAGTACGCCTTGACCTGGTTACCCAACGCAGGTGCAGCCGGGAACTCCACGCCAACGATCGCGCCGTTGGAGTAGCTGATCGTTCCAGCTGTTGCCGGGGCAGCGAAATTCCCTGCACCGTCATCCTGAATGGTCTGGCTGGGGATAGGCTCGCCCGTGGCCGAGTCAATCTCTTGCAGTATGACTGCGAAACCACGAGCAGTATCGAGAGGCCGAACCGGAGTCCACGCCAACACAGCGTCAAGACCAGCCTGACCTGCAACGAAGTTGACGCCATCACCGGTAACCAACGGCTCACCGTTGACGTACTCCGAAGAGTAGTCTCGATCGAAGTCGCGAGGGAACACTGCGCCTTCGGTCGTCCCGCCCTTGGTGCTTCCGTAGACATAGTCCAGGAAGAACACCGCACCAATCGGAGCCGTCATCGGCTGAACCGAGACGATCTCGTTGGCGATCAGGTTCGGGAAAACTCGCCTCAAAACGGGAAAGATGAACTTCGTGAACGAGCCAACGTTCACCGTTCGAGTCTCCTCCGTAAGAGACTGGAGCCACAGGCTCTCGTTTTCCATGAGCATGGCGGTGCATCCCAAGATGTACCTGTCCTGCTCGGATCTGTCTGCCAGGCCCTCCAAGAAGTCTCCCCACTTCCGGATCAGGGCTCCGACATAGCTCTGGTCAGCGATCGTGCGCCGGCCCTCTTCTTGAAGCATTTGTCGAGCTTCCACGGTTGCCTCCTCATTCTCCTATGGCGGATCGTCGTCGCCCGCCAAAATTTGCTAGTCTCTGATACCCGCTAAGTGTTTCAGACTTGAAAGAGATGCTCCAAGGCCGTTGTAGTTCTGCGCCCCGCCGCCACGACGACCTGCGGATTGAGTCTCTTCTTCCAAGTATTCTCGACCTCCATGAAGTCGAGATCGAACACGAGATCGAACGTCTTCTAAATCGTCCACATCCCGCATGGGTTCTCTAAAGTCTTCGATCAGTTCATCCACCTGCTCTTCGGATCGAATTCCAACCCGTTCCAACATGCGAAGGATCTTCGCACCTTGTGGATGAGTTTGCAACCTCTTGGCTGCGTGCATCTGTAAAGCAAGATCGCGGTTCGCTTCAAGAGCCTGCTCGAGGCCCTCTGCCAACTTGTGATTCTTCTTCTTCAGTCGCTCTGATTTTTCTAGCTGGATACGGTGCGCTTCTTCCTCCTCAATCCGAAAAGCCCGCATCTCTTGGTCGGCCTCTTCCACCCGCTCACGTAAGGCGTCAGGACTAGCGTACTGAGACACATCCCCTACAATCGCTCGAACTCGATCTGTATCAGAGTCGCTTTCATGGAGTAAGCACTCCAGGTGGTACTTATACCCTGCCTCTCGCGCCGCCTCAGTGAGCTTCTCGATCAGCTCCTCTTGCCCCTCTACCCGCATCTCGACGTCTTCAAGCTGTGATCGTAGTACTCGTATCTCAGCATCTCGCTCCGCGATGAGAGCGTTAGCATCCTCAGTCAGTGTGAAAGGCAAAAGCGCGTTTCTCACGCTCTCCAACGCCTTCACAGACAATCCCAGCTCCGGATCGTTTTCCAGCTCCTCACGGACCTGCTTCTCTACATCTGCCCGCTGCTCCGTGATTCGAGAGACGATCTCTGTCGCAAACTCTTTGCGAAGATCTTCTGCAGTGATTCCACTACCTTCCGCATCTGCGAGAACAAGGGCAGCGAAACGCTTAGCCAGCTCGGATTCGTCCGGAGCCCCTACTTGTGGCGCACGATTCTCTTCTTCCTCTTCTTCCTCTTCCTCTTCCTCTTCCACAGCGTCCGAGTCGTCGTCCTCTTCCGAGGAATCGTCAGAGCCATCGTCAACGCCAGCGATCCCGGCCGCTGTGTCTTCCTCAGAAGCTACTTCCCCTTCTTCCATCGTGACACCTTCGAACATCATGGTCACGCCTTCTTCAGCGCTCTCGAACACCACCTCAGGGTAAGCGGTTGGATCCGCCGGTTCAGCCACGAAGTCGAAAGTGACGAGTTTGTAATCGTCCTGAACTTCCTCGATACCATCTCGCAGGGGTTTGGTGCTGCCGTATCCTCGAGAGCTAATTCCTACCGGAACACCGGCCTCCAGAATAGCCTTGAGATCGCGACCCTTCGCTGTGTTCAGTATCTCGGCTTCTCCGATAACCTGGTCGCCTTTCAGCTTCAACGCTGTGATGACGTGAGAGGCTCTCTGCAGAGCAGTACGACCGTCAGAAGGATGATCCAGCTCCCCCAACACCTTCCGAGACTCCAAATTGGCGTGAAGCCTGGAAATGTTGTTCTCCCAAATCGAGTGCTTGTAAAATCTACCATTTGCTGTGGGATTGGCCGCGTGGCCGAATTCTCCACGAGCAAACACACGACCCTTCTTGTCGCCGCTCCCCTCGAACAGCTCGAGTGTGCAGTACTTGATCTGCTCATCAATAAGCTGATTCTCTGTAGGGGAGGGAGTTGAAGTCAGAGTTTTTGTCATCGTTCTAGCCCTTCTTCCATCGGAAGTTGGAGCGGAATGGGGTCCGTCCGACTATTGTATCCAACACGCCACCGTAACCGGGGCGATCGAGAACAGCCTGTGGAGAACCCACAGATCGCTTCTTCCGCTTCACCGGACTTTTCTCAACTCCTATCACTTCTTTTCTCCCTGAAGAGTATGCCGTGCGACGCCGCCGCCAAGATCCACCTTTCTTAGGTGGTAGGGGTCGTCGTCGCCTTATTCGTTTCCCCCGTCTTGCTCCTCGACGTCCTCGTCCTCGTCCTCGTCCTCGTCCTCGTCCTCGTCCTCTTCTTCTCCCTCATGGAGAATGGAGTAGGTCTCCAAACCCTGCAGGAGCGTCTCCATGTAGTCATGGAACATCTCACTGAGAGCGTCCGCGTCGATAGTGTCCGGATCCTCGGTCTTCAAGGTATCGACAATACCAGCAGAGTGCTGAGCTATGCTCTTGTAGCTGCCAGCAATCTCCAAATACTCGGCGTCGTCTTCCAGATCACCGGCCTCTTTGAAAAAACCGTACAGCTTCTCAGCAATGAGCGCGATATTCGCGAACGCTGGTGTGGCCTCTTCCAGGGAAGTCGGCTCCCCCGCATCCTCGTCCATGAGCATCTCAATCGTGCTCAAAGCGCGAGACACAGACTCGAGAGAAGAAGACTCGATCTCCTCATCGTCGTCGTCGTCGTCGTCGTCTTCGTCGTCTTCGTCGATCGAATCAACCACGATGCCAGAAGGAAGTTCTGTGATTTCTTCGGCGAAGGATTCCAAGGTATCCATGTCTCCATCATCGATAGTGATGGTTTCGACTCCCTCTTCGCCCATCTCTCGCCACGCGGTTTTGAAACCCTCGTGGAACGCGACAGCTTCCGCCATTGCGGCAGCATCTTCGTCCTCTTCAACGTCTTCGACGTCATCGACATCATCGAAGTCGAGGTCCTCTTCTTCGACGTCTTCCTCTTCTTCGACGTCTTCCTCCTCGATCTCGGTGTCGTGCTCTTCCTCATCACGGCGCTCTTCGGTGATAAGGCCGAGTCGCCGGAAGTCCTCTTCCATAGTGGTGATCACCACAGGGTGCCGTAGCAAACTCATCTCAATCCTCCTAGCTGGCCTCGACCATTCTATTGGCTGCCGTTACGACAAAGCAACTAGCGATCTCACGATCTCGCAACCCTTCGATAAGGCTATCGTAGAGTTTACTACGGTCATGAGCGTCTTTCGCTGTCGTCATTACGTTAGAACTCACCTCATGAAGAATCTGCAGATCGTCAAATAAATCCGTGGCGAATCGACCGAACAGATCAAAAATGGGTTCGGACGACTCTGCTTCTAATATGAGTACCGATTCCACGTCACTTCTGATCTTCCCCAGGCGATCGATCAGGCTCTCCAGACTTTCTGCCACATTGATCGGTTCATCATACAACTTTCGACGCAACAGATCACTCTCTATGGATGCCATCTCTCCACCGATAAAGTCAATGATGCTATCACGCCGCTCTTCAAACAGCCTCAACCAAGGTCTGGAAATGGCCAGTAGCGCGTCTACCTGAGGAGTTTGCGGCACAGCTGGAACAAGAGCCCTGAGTCTTGAAATGGCGATATCCGTTGCTCCTTCCATGAACAACGAGACTATCGTGCTCGCCTCTCGTTCTATAAATGTGCTGGCATTGGTATGATCAAAAACCTCGACCCGCAGATCTGTCACAACCGCCTCAGAGGCTTCCAGTCGAATAAGTTGGAAGGCGCCCTCGCTGAAGACAACTGTGCCGTTATCTCGAGTAGAAATGATCTCGAAGGCTCTGTCCCCGAAGTGGCCCCGGAGCGCCGCAGCCGCGCTCTCGATGCGATCCTCGTAACTCCCGGTCCTTAACCTTCGTAGTTCAGAGGCTGGTAGGAGTTTGATCATCTTGCTGACATTATCCGTTCCTAGAACTGCCTGTCAAACAGAAATCATTTGGCCGCCGCCACAACTTCTCGAAGAAGTGCACCTACTTCCTTGAGACGTCTAGCCTGAAGATCGTTAGCCTTCATGAGGCTCTCGAGCTTCCCATCAGCTCGTTTTTCAGCCTGCTTGTTGCCTCGGAGTAGCTCTTGCTCGGAGATGCCTCCACGCAATTTCATTGGAAGCGCGTTCAACTTCCTCTCAATCAACTTCAAGCGTGAAGTGGGGGATACTCCCTCGGCACCGCCTCCGGCCGCCGGTGGCTCCGCCGCTGCTTGAGCCATGGCACTGAGTTTTTCTACCTCAGCCTGTGCTTTGCCTTCGCGAATCACATCCTCGGACCGCTCCTGCACGATGATCCCTATGTCTTCGTTAGAGAGTTGGTACACATTCTCTAATACCCATCGCAACGAAACATGCTCTCGCATGCGTGAGGCAAGGTCCGCTCTTGCATTCCGCACCTCGAGCTGCGCCAGCTCGAAAATGGCCGACGGCACGGTCATGTGAATGTTGTATTCGTTCGCATAGGGGTCGATGTTCAAAGCGGCGAGATGTGTCCGAGCCACTTTGCGTAGTCCGTTACGAACCTCTCGCTGAACACGAAGAATGGATCGGGCGAAGCGAACATCTTCACTAGAAAGCACTGCTCGCGCTGTATTATCGTCCTGGGCCAGGTACGCTTTGGGTACCTTCAGCGCGGTGAATAATTTAGTCTGAAAATATTCAACATCGTCCATGCTATTGGAAACAAAAACACCCGCCCCGATGGCGAAGTTATGGTGACCTTCTACTGTAAGATCATACACAGCCTCACGATCTTCAGTTTTCCGCACAAAAACAACAGTATGGTTGGTAGCAGACAGCGCTCGGCCTTTGGGCCTCCACCCGGGTATATTACGAGCCGCAAAAACATTCCATGTGAGCCCTTCGGCTTTCAACACGCGGTCTATAACGCTCTGAGACACTCTCCCACGGTGCATCAGCTCTTTAATATTTCGAGCCCCTGTAGCTAGCACCAAATACGCCAAGTCATCGGCAGAAAGATCTCGCCACCTGGGATTTCCAGCGCCTCGAATTCGACTTCGATGATCCTCGCTCCTATTCCACTCAGCGAGAACGTGCGCCTTTTCTGCCCGCGCAACCTTATCCCCCATGCGCTCAATCATCATCTCTCGGTGCACACCCTTGCGGCTTTCGGTCCATGAAGCACGGAGCTTACGACGTCTTGCTGGACTCCTACTTGCTTCTCTCGCCTTTGCTTTTGCTTCTGGCGTGTGCATGAACTTTACAGCCTCTGAGTGCTCACGGGCATGTTCCTTCCGATTCACCGCCTTCAGGTTCTCCGGATTATTATCTGTTTTCCTGTGGTTGACGTGGTGTATAACACCTCCGCTCGCCCAGACCACCTTCGGGTCTCCATGCAAAGATTCGTAAACACGATGATGCGTGTAAACGAACTTGTCTTTTTTCGGATCATAGACCTTCTCGTACCCAGTTAGATAGTCACCCCTGCCCCTGCTCGATTCCTTTCGATATAAAGGCATGAGAGAATCCCCAGGTCGAAGATGCTCCGCCATGGACCACTTCCCATCACGACTCAGGAAGGGATGATTACCAGTGCACCTTATGACTTCTCCGCTATCCAACCCTACTTCCCAAATCTCGGCTGACGTGTGTGTCCTACGAGCCGCTCGACCTAGTCCAGGAACCACCTTCCCGCTCTCGTTCACTGAATAAAGCCAGAACTCCCCTCCACGCGTAACCAGCTCTCGAATAGTTGGTTGCGTCCCATCCAACAAAGGAACCCGTGTGCTTCCTGCCAGACACTGCCAGCTCGGACCGCCCAACACCTCGATGCGGGTACCCTCTACTCCCTTGCGAACCGGCACCCAAAAGTCCTCGTCCTGGGCCAACGGCTCGAATTTCATGTCGAGTTTTCCCGTTGAGGGGTTCACAAAACGCTTCTTTTTATGCTGCTGCCGAATCTTATTCACGAAGGCTAGGGCTTCCGCCGGGGGGAGATCGCCTACGTCAACATAAAAAGCAAAACGCTCCGGTGCTCGCTGAAGTCGATAGATCATCGCAGCGTCTTCGAGCAGCATGAGCCGCTTCCATATCCATCGGGCGGGCTCCAAAACCGAGTACCCATAAATACTCCGGCGGTGCTTCCCGCGGAGCCTGAAATGAGCCACTTCCCAAGGTTCCAACGCGGAGACGCGTTGGAGAAGGTTACCAGGGGGTCGGGCCGCTCCCGGCTGCGTTGTCTGCCGAATGGCATCAGTTCTTTGGGCGAGGATCTTCTGAAATTCCTGCGGAGAATATCCAAAACGACCTTTAAAGTCTTGGACAAAACCGTACAGCTCCCCACGGGGACCTTCAACCCGTCGGACTGTCGGCGCTGGCAGGAAATTCAATCCCACCACCCCGTCCTTGGTTACCAGCATCTCCTCGTAATCATTTCCGTACTTAACTAAGGAGCGGACGATTTCCCAAATTTCCTCATCAAGACGAAGACGCTTGTAGAATAGGTCATCGAGTACGCCTTGAAGAGTTTTATCTGGACTTGATATCCAAACCGTGCGTTGAAGCTGGGTGTCAGGCTGCGAGGCATCGTCAGCATAAATATCCAAAGACGACGCCATTGTGGGTTCGTCGTCCATTTCCTCATAGTCTACATAGCGGCTGATCAGATCATGCTCTAGTCGGAGGTAATCCGACAAAGCATCGTAGCCATAGGCTTGAAGTAGGTCATACCCGGAGTCAGGATATGTGGGAGAAGTGCTTCCCTTAGCGAGTAGCTGCCCGCCGCGCTCTTTGTCCGAAGCGAACGCCCCGCGAAGGCGATCGATGACGTTTTGTACAGCTCCCACTATCCCCTCGCTGCCAACTGCTCAGAAAATGATCGAGCGAACTCCTCTGATCGAAGAAGATAGCCGACAAGTCGCTTTGCCACAACCTTTGGAAGATCAGGGAGATTGGCATAATCAGCGGCTCGCAGGGATCGTCTCTCCAGCTCATCTGCCAGTGCGTTGGCTGCGAGAACCCCGATACCCTGGTACAGATTATCGAGAGGCATTGTTTTGACAGACTGCTGAGCCACATCCAGAGACAGCTTCGAGGGCCGAACGAGCACGGCTCCCGTTCCTCCGGGAGCAACATTCATATTGCCACCGAATATCTCAGTGAGCTGTCTTTTCAGTTCGTCGTTCATACCTATCTCTAATATCATGGTGAAGCTGAACTTGAAACAGCTAGTGCTCCCAGCCTCCTCCAGAACCTACCAAAAATGGTGGAAGCGCTGTTAGGTCCGACACTGTCTCCTCAGCGTCCTCGCTGCCATAACTCCGTGCCAGTGCGGCCTGCTGATGCTCTAGCATCCACGCGTCCCCATGATCAGGCGCACTACGCAAAATCGCCAGTGGGAGGCTGGAAGAGTTTTCTGTCAGTGTCCACGTTATTCCGGCCACCGCATCTGCGATATCTTTTTTCCCCCGTAAAGGATGGTCCACCTTGCGTTTGACACGATCGTGCTCTAACTCTCGCAACTCTTGGAGGAGCGGAGGGTAGTCGTAGTAGTGCAACCGATCCTCGTAAAGAGCAGTCTTGAGAAGATCGTAGGGCCCCATCGTGCGATCAACCGACAACTGGACGGCATTGAATCCCCTCTGGTTCAGCTTCTGAATAGCATCGGCAGAATTCCACGAGTCGATAGAGACACAGGTTATCACATACCCATGCTTAGAGAGCTGGTAAACAAGCTTTCGGACATCCCCTAGGATGATCTCTCCTCCGACAGGAGGCACGATCCTCAACGCCACGTCTACTGTTATATCGGGAGCCCTCTCTGGATACTTGTTTCCTTCATCGTCCCGTCGTACCACCTCCACCCATCCGGAGACATGGCCCATGGCAAAGCCAGTGGAGTCGCTTGTCAAAGAAGGATCAATGTGGATGTGCCGGGGAGCGTAGGGATTAATTATAGGCCTCTTACCCCCCTCTGCGTCATTGGCGGGGCGGATCATCTTGTGCCAGTAGAACTTCCCAGGTTGCGAGGGATCGTAGACCTCAACGCTGAAGGGATGTTTCATATCGGGGCGTATGGCATCGATGATCTTTGTCCTGCGCTGAATGTACGGGCTTACTGATACCGTAGCCACACCGGCGAGATCGCGAATGGCCCCTTCCAAATCCTTCTCGAAGTCGATATAGAAATCTTTAGGAACATCGATCACCACGCAGTCCTCAGGAAGAATAACCTTCACCTCTTCGATGTCTTCGTTCTCACCTACAATGCGACTGGGAGCCTGCTCGTTACCCACTATCACGTGAAACCAATCACCAGAGTAGTAGTCTTCGGGCTTCGTGTGCCACAACGCGTAGTCCCGAACAAATACGGTAGGATCTGTGAGCGACTCTTTGATGCGTCGTGCCGTGAAATCATCGTTCGTCTGCTTCGAGGACACAACGAATAGGATGCCAGGCAGCCGTCCTTTGCGCTCAAATCGAGATTTCATCCGTCGCTGGATCGCGTTGTAAAGAACTTCAGCCCTATCCTGTAAGTTGAATCGAGGATCTTGCCCTTTACTAGCCTTGGGCATGAAATTTGTCTCATCCAAGAGACAGCTGATAACATTTAAACCAAGGACCGAGCCATCGTTACTCGCCCTTGCAGCTACCCAAACCTTGCGGGGGAACCGCAGCTCCTTCTTCGTCTTCTCAAACGGAAAGTTCTCTTGAAAATAAGGGCTGGCCTCGATCTTCGTTGCGATGTTCTCGTAGGCTACCTTGGTCGCCAAAATTTCGTTGACCGATAAGCAGACAATCGAAATATTCGAGTTCGCCGCAATACCGACAGATCGATGAGGATCGCGCATGCAGCTCAAGATGTATAAAAGCCTACAAATTCCTATGCTTGCGGCAAAAGTTTTTCCTGTGCCGATCGCTCCCGTGAACACAGCCTCTCTGTAGCTGTCTGAAAAAATTTCGGTCAGGTCCTCCAACCATGTGGGATACACGGTGTCGCATGTATTCCCCAGATAATAGGGGTCCATGCAGAATGTCTTCATGTCTACTGGTGTGCGTATCCACTCAAGGTCGCCGAGAGTGTGAAGCAGATCAGCGCTGCCAACGGGATCAAGCATCTCGGCCGCAATGGCCTCGATCACCTCACGCTCCCCAGGCGTTAGCGTCTCCAGATCCCTCTCGAGTAACCCTGTGCTCTCCTGTGGGGTCCTGACGGACCTCCAGTGCCCATTATCGTATTCGATCATGGGGAGCTAGTTCGTCTCTTCAGAGACCGCTGGGAGCTTCAGGAAGCGCTCTACAACACCCATGACCTTGCGCCGAGACTCGGGGTCCTTCAGCACCTCACTAACCGCCCCATCGCCGAATTTCGCCATTAGGTTCTCACTCATCGTGGCTTCGACCTCGACGTTGACATCCACGCCTCTCGGCGATCTCGAGTGGACACCCAGCTCCATCTTCAAGTCGGCCATGTCTTTGAGAATGTTCCTTGCCTCTCGGATTTCCGCCGTCATGGAGGGCAGAAGTTTTTTGATCCCCTTCTCCGTGGCGAAGTCCACACCAACACGATGCATCTGAATTCGGTACAGCTCTTCCAGTTCGTCCAGCTCATCGATGCTCTCCTTGACCTTCTGCTTCGCCGCGTCAAAAACATCTGGAAAACGCTTCTGCACAAGATCGCCGGGAGGCATCTTCTTCCGGAACTCCGCGAGCTGTTGCTCCAAGCCATGTTTGGAAATCGAGAGGTACTCCCGACGTTCGTCCTGGACGAATCGCGCGACTTGGGCCAGCGGCCACCCCGCGCATATTCGATCGTAGACCTCTTTGTAGCAAGCCATCGCTCGCAATTTCTGAAACTTAACAGCGCGGCCCGGAGGGAGGGCGCGCTTTCTCTTTCGTAGTCGTGGCATCACTGACTATCTTAGAGCAACCTGGCAGGAAGAGCCAGCTAAACGGCTCTCAGAGGCTCTCAGGGCTCAAAGATAGAAGGGAGGGGAGGGGGTATGCGCCCTTAAGTATCAGTCCCGCTGTCGGCGGCTCTCAGTCTTCTCTCGGCGGCGCTCTCGCTTGGGGACTTTGGAAAACCGGCTAAGCCCGCCCCCTGGCTGCCCCGGCTTCACACCACTTGATTGGCGTCT